GTGACACAGGAACTACTAAAATTGCAGGCGGCGGCGGCGGCGCAGTAAATGGCGCAAGCGCAATTTCTACTTATGTTTCTGCAACAAATAACACAATGTTTGGATCAGAAGGTTCAGCAGGAAATTTAGGTTCAACAACCGCATCTAATCAGTGGGCTGCATTTGGATCAGGTGGCCTTGATGGCTACGGCGCAGGCGGCAGCGGTGGAGTTGTATTAGCATCTGCGGATACAAGAAATATTGCAGGAGCATCATATTTTGCTGGAGTAGGTAATTATCTTGTGGCAACGGGCGCAGGAAACGGAACAGCAGCAGTTGCCAATACAGGTTGCGGCGGCGGCGGCGGTTCGTCATTCCTATCAACAACTTCTACTTCAGGCGGTAATGGAGCAGACGGACTTATCAGAATCGAGTATGTCGCATGAGAATCGCAATTATTGAAGGTACAGAAGTAATCAATGTAATCGTTGGCGATAAAGTTCCTAAAGATGGCATCGAGTGCGAAGAAGTAGTTTGCGTTGGCTGGACTTATCTCGATGGTGAATTCATCGCCCCTGAGCCTGTATATGAGGAAGTTGATGACAGCCAAACTATGTAAGGCTGGAGTCCAACTCCGTGAACAGATTGACGACTCGTTCCCCGATAGAGATCGTAGTAGTGATGGCTGGATTGCAGATTCCCGCCATGTTGCTGCGGGCAAGTCTGATCACATACCACTTAAGGGAATCGTATACGCCATCGATGTTGACCGAGACCTTGCAGGTAAATCCGGTAAGCCAGACCTCATGCCTAATCTGGCAGATCAGATACGTCAAGCTGCAAAGCGAGACAAGCGCATTAAATACATCATCTTTGATGGACGAATTGCATCACCAATCTTGGGTTGGCGTTGGAGAACTTACAAAGGATTTAATCCGCACCGCAAACATTGCCATATTTCTTTCACTAAGAAAGGCGAGTCAGATGGCTCGTTCTTTAATATCCCGATGATAGGCGGCGAATAAATGAACATGAAGAACCCAGCAATTCTCACAGCAGGAGCGTTCCTAGCAGCGTGGGGTGCATCTAACTTTGCACTCGACTATCGCTCAATCCTTTGGGCTGTATTAGCAGGCGTATTCGGATACGCAACTCCGAAGAAGTGACAGCGGCAGACCTTGCAGCTTGGGCTGTGGGAGTAGTTACAGTCCTAGGCGGCTTGGCTGCATATACGCAGTTTATGATTAAGCATTACCTAAGCGAGTTAAAGCCTAACTCTGGCTCAAGCCTTAAGGATCAGGTATCTCGCCTTGAAGCGCGTGTCGATACCATTATCGAGTTGTTAGGTAAGTAACACTTAAGCCATGGCAAGGAAACGACCAGTCATAGACTTAGATACTTACAGCGCTTTAGATGCTTATGCAATAGCGTTGAACGAGTATTACAAGTCATTACGCAAAGCAGGATTCACGGAGACTCATGCCTTCTGGCTTCTTTCTGATCGTGAATCTTTCCCGGACTGGATTATCCCAAACCTACCGAACCGCATAGACAATATCCCCTACGAAGATGAGGATGACGATTAAGCGAATCGTAATACTTTCAGACTTGCAGGTGCCTTTCGAGGACGTGCATGTCACTAGGAACATCGCTAAATTCTTAACTAAATTTAAGCCAGACCAAACAGTCACCATCGGTGATGAGATTGATTTCCAGACTATCTCTAAATGGTCAGATGGCACACCGCAGGCCTATGAACAAAGCCTTGGCGATGATCGTGACCGCTGTGTTGACTTACTCTGGGAACTCGGCGTAACCGACTGCATCAGGTCTAACCACACAGACCGCCTCTATAACATCATCATGAAGAAGATTCCTAGCTTCTTATCCTTGCCAGAGCTTAGATTCGAGAAGTTCATGAAGTTTGATGAACTAGGCATAACCTTCCATAAGAACCCTATGAACATTGCTCCGGGCTGGATTGCCGTTCATGGCGACCATACGCCTATTAAGCAACTGGGTGGCTTATCAGCCCTAGAAGCGGCTCGTAGGCATGGGAAGAACGTAATCTCTGGTCATACCCATAGGGCAGGCCGTAGCGCCTTCACAGAGGCCTCTGGAGGCCGTTTAGGGCGTGTTCTGCATGGAGTCGAGGTAGGAAACCTAATGGACTTCAAACAAGCCTCATACACCAAGGGAACGGCTAACTGGCAGCAGGCCTTTGCCATCATGTATGTCCATGGATCAGTAGTCCAAGTAGACATTATTAACATCGAGAAGAACGGCACTTTTATCGTGCAGGGCAAGGTTTATGGACGCGCCCGCTAGTATCGCTATCCCCTATATGGAGGATGAAAACCCTGCCGAAATCGTTATCAAACTGTTATCAAAAAAGGGTGGGTGTAGCGTCCGATAGGGCGTATTGTTCTTCCTGTAGCCGAGATACGGCACAAAGGGAGACTAAAATGACTACAGCACAACGCGTTTTATTTGATTCACTCGGACTTAGCACATCAGATGCAGACCGCCTTATGGCAACACTCGACACAACCCTCGATGGCTCTAAGTGGTCAGAGGCTTCATACACCCAGATTGTCCGCACAGCGCAGACCTTGTTAAAGGTAGGTGCATAATGACAGTTTTACATTTAATCCTTCTGGCTAGTCATGGCCTACTGGCTGTGCTGATGTACAAAACAGGTTTTCACGATGGACAAGTAGAAGGCCGCATCGAGCAGTTCCAGAGAGTTAACGGATGAACGCCGGTGACTACCTCAACGAAGCTCGAGCAATCATTCAAGATCGTGGAATGGACTACGGACACCCGACAGACAATATGTCCAGAACCGCATCCCTATGGTCTGCATACCTCGAAATGCCGATTGAAGATTACCAAGTGGCTATGTGCCTTGCACTTGTCAAAGTCGCTAGATCAATGGAATCTGGAAAGGTCGATAATTACGTCGACGGAGCAGCATACTTTGCTATATCAGGACAATTGAGAACTGAGGAGAATGAGCTTTATGTTTAATTTAGAAGATTACGAGACAGTCGAAGAGCGACTGGTCAAGTTCTGGAAGGAACATCCTGATGGTCAGATTCATACGAAGTTGCTGGATAGCACTTCTTCTCGCTTTATCGTTGAAGCTAGTATCTTTCGAACTGAGGCTGATGCTAGACCTTGGACGACTGGCCTTGCTGAAGAAACAGTCCAGGGTCGCGGCGTTAACGCTACTTCAGCTCTTGAAAATTGCGAAACAAGTGCGATTGGTCGCGCTCTCGCTAATGCGGGCTACGCAACTAAAGGAAAGAGAGCGTCTCGCGAGGAAATGTCAAAGGTTGCTAAAGGCGTTGAAGTGAAGACTAAGGTCGAAGAAGTGAAGGCTAAGATGGCTCAGACTTCAGGTGAATATGTCCCTGTGCCTGTAGAATCAGATCCATGGAATCAGAGTTTTGCTGCTCCAGTACAAACAATGGAGACAGCAATTGAGATGGTGAAATCTACATTGGGTGCCACGCCGGTGGACGAGAGCTGCATCCATGGATCCCGAATTTGGAAGACCGGCACGAGCAAACAGGGTAAGCCATACGGAATGTGGCGATGCCCGGAGTCCAGCACAAGAGATATGCCGGGAGGACAAGTGCCTTGTGATCCTATCTGGTACGAAATTGCCAAAGATGGCACATGGAAGCCACAGGTGAAACGTGGGTAAATTATATTTCCGCAATATGGATGATGAGTGGGAGCAATTCCCAACCGATGAGCAGTTACAAGCTGCACAGGCGGCAGCCTACGATCTACAGAAATTAGGCTTTGCCATTATCTGCCAGTTATGTAATACGCCTCCAACAGTTCAACAGATTAAACAGAGGGCGCTACAGAACGAGTGGAAGTGCGACAAGTGCCACACTATAAATTCCGCTGGTAAGGCATAAGGTGAGTTTAGTGCAGGGCGTTAAACAGGGTGCTTTACGGGATTTGTTGACGCTCTTAAGTATGGTCATTAAAGCCCCTTTTCCATGGGGTTGCCATAACTGCGCCTTGCACTTTCAAAGTTGGTCATAAATGACACGACACAGAAAGGATCGAGGACTGCGTACAGAGCGCGTTGTTGCTAGTTATCTTCAGCAATGGTGGCCTTATGCAAGCGTTGGTCGAGGATCCGGCAAAGACATACTCAACGTCCCGTTCGACTGCGAGGTAAAGGCAAGGTCTACGCTGGATTTAATGGGGTGGCTGCGCCAAGCGAGCAAAAGAGCGGATGGCAAAGAGCTTCCGTTCGTGGTGTGCCGTATGAATGGTCAAGGAGAAGATGCTTCCGAGTATCTGGCCTTTATGCGGTTTGCAGACTTGGTGCAGTTACTTCTACCTATTTACTCAGATATTAACCAGGATTCAGTACAATTAGAGCCTGAGAGATGCACAATATGCGGATCGTGGAAGTTAAAGGAAGTCCCATGCCGGACATGCGAGAAGGCCACTAATGCCAATATATGAGTTCGAATGTACCAACGAGGAGTGCGAGGCTAACTTGCGCTACGAGAAGGAGTTATCCATCCATGAACCACATACAGTTACTTGCCAGTTCTGCCACAGCTCGATGCAGAAGATTTATAGCGTTCCTAGTATCCAATTCAAAGGAAGCGGTTTCTACTCAACCGATAATTAGGTCGACACGCCCATTGCAAGGATTGAAGAATATAGGCTCTGACCTGCGGTTATGTGCTTTACACGTTAAATCCTATTTGACACTATCGGTACACTCTAGGCTAGAGCCCATCAAGGGCTCAGAGCGGGCCGCGTTGCGGATAGCCCGCTCGGTAGCCATCGTTATTGGGATATCTCTATCTATGCAGAGTACTGCAGTAGGGATAGGCTCAATAGATCCTTATCATGACTTACATTCATTAGCTGATTATCAATTAACTAATAAGCAATACGATTGTCATAACG